CTAGAAGATAAGTTTTTAGACTTAGTGTTTGATATGGGAGACCTTGAAGGACTTACCAAGAAAGATATGTATGCTTATAACAGATACATTGCTGATAGAAGACTGCTTCAGTTAGGTCTTAAGACCAACTATGACCAACGTGAGAATCCTTTAGGATGGCTAGACGAAGTAATGGGGGTAGAGCATCAGAACTTTTTTGAGGGCCGGGCAACTTCTTATATGAAGGCCGGACTAAGAGGTAGACAAGATAAAATAACTTTTTCAAAATTGGAGAATAATAATGGTTAATAAAAATGAAGCAAACTTAGTAAGCTTTAAAGTTCTTCTTACAAGAGACAATAAAATTATGACAGAATTTAGTATGCTACCAGAAAAAGAAGTTGATAATTTATTTCCATTAGATGAAAGAGATTTAATAAAAGTAATACTTGGTGTCATTGCTATATTTAGTATATTTATTTTTAGTGCTTGTGATGGTGGATGGTCCATTGGTGGTTTAGATATACCTGAGAAGTCGTGAGTGAAACAAGCAAACCTAAGACGGCAAGAAGTTATAGAGCTACAGTGGTGGGAGATAATACTGTTGTTTCTATTAATCTTAAATGGGCCGGGCAAGTGCTTATACTTGTCGCTGGACTTGTCTATTCGTACTTACAAATTGAAAACAGAATTGGAGAACTTGAACGCAGAGTACAGGATGCTGATACCAACATTGAAGAGCTTGTCAGTAAACATATAATAGAAGAAGAAGCAAAGATAGCACAAATGCAACAAGAATTAGACTGGTATGAAAAAGAATTAAATCTAAACCCATTAAGTTGGGGTAAGAAGAAAAGAAAGAAGAAATGACTTCTGATGTTATAACATTAGTACAAGAATTAGGATTCCCAGTTGCTATTAGTATTGGGTTAGCTTTTGCTTTATATAGCGTAGTAAGATTTATTTTAAAAGAAAAAGTAGAAGATACTTTAAAAAGGTTTGATGAAAAACATGAAAACTTACAGCATAGAATGGATATTATTATGGATGAGCTTGGTAAGTTAAAAAAGTGGAACGCAGAAATTAAATCTGATTTAAAAGTTTATATTGATTTAACAATGAGGAAAAAGTAATGCCAATGCCATTTAGATGTATAGAATGTAATAAACCTATCCAGCAGGCATTGCGTGGAGTTTGTGATGAATGTAGGGTAGAAGAGGAAGAAGAATGAGTGAGCTTGCGGAACTGTACATACAGCTTGGGAGTGCTGGGATGATATGTATTTTATTTGGTTACTTGCTAATGAATTTAGTAACCAGCCAAAAAGAACAAACAGATGATCTTGAATCTATTAGGGCCGATTTAAGTAAGATGAGTGCTGAATTGAGCAATACACAAAATATAAGCATTAAGCTTATTGATTCTATTAACTCATTTAAAGAGCATATGAATGATAAAATAGATCGGAAGTTTGACAGGCAAGATGAAAACTTGGAAGATTTAAGTAAAAGCATTGCTTATTTACAAGGTAAGAACAATGGTGGTGCAAAATGAAACTAAATACAAATATATCAGTAGAAAACGTCATTACAGTGATTGTATTAATTGCATCTATGACACTTGCTTTTGGATTTATGAAAGCAGATGTCAGTGCAATAAAAAAAGAATTAGAAATGAAAATTGATACGCGTGCTTATAACGCGGATAGAAATTTGCTAACCTACAAACTGGATGTCATTATGGAAGACATTGCAGAAATAAAACAGATGTTAAAGGAAAGGAAATAGCATGGATTGGTTAAATTGGGAAAATGCAGCATACTTAATTGCAATTATACTTGGTGGTATGGTAACAATGGTTGGTACAAAATGGAGAATGATTCTTAGAGAAATGAAAGAAGTTGCGGAAACATATCATGCAGCAAAAAAAGACGGAAAAGTTACGAAAGAAGAAGAGCAGAAAATTGCTAAAGAATGTATGGATGTTTTATCACAAGCAATTAAAATGGTTTGGAAGTTCTAATTGCTTAACAAAGAACAACTTAGAGATATAGTCCACGATACGCTGGATAAGATTGGCTTGTCCAGCGACAAGGCCGATGCGCTGGTATTTAACACTGGTATGGTAGAGTCGAAGTATGTGTACCTTAAACAAATAAAAGGTCCAGCAAGAGGCTTGTATCAATGCGAACCTTGGGTTGCAGTAGATGTTTGCAAGAATTATCTCAAATATCGTGAAGAATTAATGAAGCGTGTCGCATCAGCTTGTTACCTGGATTGGAAATATTTTACGCATCCGAATGAACAAGATTGGGGCGACATCTTAACGTACAACATTGCAGCACAGATCGCAATGTGCCGGTTGCATTATCGTCGCGTACCAAAGCCTTTACCTGGTTCATTATTGGAACAAGCAAAATATTGGAAACAGTATTACAACACTGCAAAAGGCAAAGGCACTGTAGACCATTTTGTGAAATTAGTAGAACAGTATGGATAATGAAGTAAGAAAAATTGAAAACATGATTGAAGTAATGTGTCAGTTAAAACAACTAGAGGAACAACTACGCCGTGACTATCAAGGTCAGGGTGAATTATTAACGCTGATTCTTGCGTTAATTGCTTCTGCGGAAGTACCTAATATCACATTGCTTCCCAACATTGAGGATATAGCCATAGCATGAGTAGTATATATTCAGCATTCTGTAATAACACTACAGACCTACAAAGTGTCGTAAGTGACATTGATAAATATGATCGTAAGCGAGTACTAGCGCCAAACTTTACGACTACAGATACCACAAACTTGTATCAATTAAATAATACAGGTCATGTCGCACAATTGTATCGCGATGGCATAGAAATGACTGCTGTGACCGATAGTCCTAATGCAGATAATGAATATAATTATTCTAGTAGTACAGACTCATTCCAATTCTTTTTAGCATCTAGCTCTGTTTCTGCGCTTAATAGTGCAGTGTTTGAATCAGGACAGGATTGGGATTCATTAAAAACCACTGTTTGTAAAGAACAAGCAGATTTAATGCGTTCTTATTTAGACAGACCAATTTATAAACGTGCCAATACCACATACCAAGGCGCAAGCGAGCGAAATTATGATTTTATTGTTGTTCGCATTAATGCTATCCTCGCCTGCGCCGACCTGGTAAGAAGTCACGATCCGGAAAAAGCTGAAGAGATAGAATCGATGGCCACTAATCCTGATGGAACTGGTTTATTGGATAAGTTGAAGCGCCGTGAATACGTCATGTCAAATGAAACTTCTTTTGCGTCAGAAAAAGGCGTGATACAGGAGATTTCTTTGAACGGCAGCACAACTGGTTATATCGAGGATATTATGCTTCATGGCCCACCTAATGTGGATTATGATGAGGTTCGGGTTGTGATTTCTACCGGGGGTACGTTTGCACTAGGCACATCTAGTCCAGTGAAATATGATGTGTATGTAAAGAATAGCAATGGTATCCGTATGCAGAAAGTAGTCGATGCAGAGCAGGTCAATGGTGATTATCAATCACTAGCTTATGGCGCAAGGATACGTTTCCAGGCTGGTGTGTATGTTGCAGATGATGAATGGTCCATCATTTTTCAGAGTGATGAATTGCCAGTTGGAACAATTAAATCAGGACAGATATACAGATAATGCCATACAAAAAATCTAAAAAAACTAAGAAAAAGAGTAAAAAGCGTAAGATGAAAAAAAATGTGTCATCTAAACGCCGTTAATATAGATGGCAATCACTTTTACGAATGTCATCTATGATCAGGTTATTGAGTCGCTCAATACAATCCTGGCAGATGAATTTACGATGCCAGTGTATTATGATGAGCATTCAGGTAACCAAAGTTTTTTGATAACGCCGGTTTCTGATGAACTTGAAGAACTGCTTACGACAGCTCAAGTCAGAAATTATACTGTGAATATTAGTTATCAGGTTGATATTGCTGGTAACTATAATAAGATCAGTATAAAACAAGTTTCTAATATTGCAGAGCGTGTAAAAAGGCTCATTTATAATAATAGAAACTACACTGTATCAGGTTCGAGGAAATTTAACAATGCAACGGTAGACGATATTGAGTACATACGTGACGAAGATAATCAAGACCTTGTATCGGCAAGTATGAACGTAACCGTATCAGTAATGGAAGTGATAGGATGAAATATAAAGCAAAAGAAAGTTATAAAAAGCTGGATAACAGCAAGAATTTTAATGCGTTTTCAAGTTCCGCAAAGCATCAGCGGTTAATGGCAGGCGATGTTGTAAAGATTACAGATGTGCCAAAAGAATTAAAAGCACACCTGGAGAGCGCTGAACCAAAATCAAAAAAGGAAAGTAAATAATGGCCGAGACTAATTTTCAACCCAAAAGTAATATACAAGTCGGAATCGGCAATGGTTCTGCTAATTTAGGAACTGGACATGCAAATAGTGATACTTGGAATTTTCTTCAAGTCACAGACTTTACATTTGATCAGTCTTCAGCTCCAATAGAAGTTGCTCCAAGTAAAAATAGCGTTCTTGGTCAACTAGAAAGCCAAGGACATCACAGACGTGACAACATTATGTATGAAGCAAATCTAACCATGAGAGGCACTCCAACAGCAGTGTTAAAATCATGTCTTGCGTTATTTGGTGATGGAGCAAGTGAATGTTCATTAACACCAGCATCCAATACAAATAATGCTAGTGGTGGTAAAATGATACATGGCGCTGCAAATGTCAATGCAGTAACATTATTATTTGAAAATGCTGGTTCAGATGCAACTGCCTTAGATGTCTCAATGGTGGGATGTTTTGCTACATCAATGACAATGCGTCAAGATGTTGGCGCGAATGGTGGAGAGATGGTTGTAGAAACAAGTTTTGTTACTGGCTATCAGCCAGCTGAAAGTGCTTACGCTGCTCCAAGCAGTAAAACACTAGACACTGACGCACCAAAGAATATATTTGATCTTGCAACTAGCACATTGGATGCTGAAGCATTGGTGTTAAATAGTTGGGAAATTACAATTTCAAGACCTCTTGCAAGAATTGGCTTTCAAGACGCTACAAATTATCAACCATTTGGTTATGCGCAAACTGGACCATATGAAGTTACAGGTCAGTTAGTGGCCAAGCGTGACGATAGTGTGCATGATTTTGCTGCACATTCTTCAGGTGATTCTACTGGCATTGTATTAGCCTTGGCTAATTCAAGTGGTTTTACAATTGATTGTCAAGATGTAATGATTGACAATACAAAGCCTGATATGGGTGGTGATTATTTATTACAAACAATTCCATTTAGAGCTTTTGCTGCAAGTGAAACAGCAGAAATAATTGGTATAACCATATCTTAAACCTGGGTTAATACAAACAATGAGGCTGTATGACCATAACAACAAAGCATGGCGAGTTTGAGTGCCGTGAGTTAACATTTAAAGATAGGCGCAAACTGCATCGCTTAGAAGTAATGACCCTAGATGCAGATGGTTCAATTAATCTTGAAAAATATTATGATGTATTGGAGTTTATTATGCGATTTGCATTTGCCGATCCTGAAGCTGCATTAGGTCATTTAAATGATACAGAGATTGATACAGTATTAAGCGAAATCTATACCAGGTACAAGAACCCACCTAAAAAAAAGCATTAAAAGTGCGTGTGGCGTTGTGGATGAACTATCACAGTGTTCAGTCGCGTAACTTAGTTTTTCCATATCGCGCAAAATCGCCGACTCTTAAAAAAGAAGTTCTGTATGATGAACAAGAATTATGGAACGAAATTGATCGCGTACTTGATGAAAATAAAGACGGCAAATTTACCGCAGGACAACAGTTATATTATAATATGCTTCATTGTGCTGATTCTACGTTTTTTTACGATATAGACATCATTATGCTCCTAGAAGAGTATATGCTGCATAAAAGGTTTGGTATTCCATTGTATCAATCATTAGATAGCGCCGAATATGAACGTATGTCGCTTTTTAGCGCTATTGATGAAGAGTATTTAGCAATTCAAAAATTGGAACAAGATGGCTCAAGAAAAATTCATAATTGAAATACGAACTAAGGGTTTTCAAAGATCAAAAAAATCATTAGATCAAGTTACTAAATCTACTCGTGCATTTTCGCGTGAGGCAAATAGAGGAAGTGGTGTTGCGGCAACATTCAGACGGCAAATGTCCGGTCTACGTAATAACTTGCTTTTGGTCAGCTTTGCATTTGGTACAGTTGCTATGGCGTTTAAGAAGTTTGTTGACGCTTCATCCGGGTTTCAAAATGTAAAAACTCGCTTAGTAGGTCTTATGGGTTCTACTGAACGCGCAGAAAGAGCATTTAAGAATTTTAATGAAGTCGCTGCTACTACGCCATTTAGTTTGCAAGATGTCGTAGAAGCTGGTGCGCAGTTAAAAGCATTTGGTGCTGATGCAGAGGGCATGATCAAACCAGTAACCGACTTAGCTGCATTTATGGGTACAACGGCTACTGAAGCTGCTAATTCTTTAGGTAGGGCCTTTGCTGGTGGTGCTGGTGCTGCTGATATTCTTCGCGAGCGTGGTATACTTAAT